GCGCCGATCATGCGCCCTATGCAGCCACAGGCCGAGCCGGAGCCCTGCGAGGACTGGCGAGGGGAACGCATTATTGCCAATGTTCCGCGCGACAACGGTACATACAATGGGATGGCCATAAAGCTGAAGTTGAAGGCCAAGCCCCCTCGCAAGCCCGCCCCCAAGCCGCGCATAACGGGCACGATCTGCGCCGTTGCCGGATGCGCAGCGCACCTAAGCCTCAATAACAAAATGGGCGTATGCAACAACCACCGCCATTACACCCAGTGCCAGTGTGGGCCGTGCATAGGCAAGCGTAGGAAAACGCAATGACATATGCGGAAATGCGAGCAGCTCAATTTGATGTGTGCCGTGATTGGCTGAAGCAATACGCGGATGAAGGCGTTTGGTTGAGCGAAGCCGCCCGCCGCACTGGTATTGATAAAAGCACGATGGCCCGCCTAGCCAACCAACACGGCTTGATTTTTTCCCGACCTCCCAAAAAGATCCGACAGAGGCGCAAGTCACAGGCCAAGCCAGCAACGACCCCCGCCAAGGCAGCAACGACACCCACCAAGGCAGAGCTTCGTCAGGCAGAGGCAAGCCTGAAAGCGCAGTTAAGCCATCACACCAAGCGGCTTTTAAACGCGGGATACAAGCCAGAGGCCGCAAAGATGGAGGCGTTTCGGACGGTAAAGGCAAGTATTGAGGGCGAGGCGCTGAAATGAGCCGCGAAATATATGACCCCTTTGATGGAAGCGGCTTTATCTATGCGGACACAGTGTTTGTCGAAGAGGGCAGGCTGACCGAGGTGCTGGGGCTAGATGGTCAACCTGTCCGTTATCTACAGCTGCACAGAGTGGGCTTTGATTTGCGCCCGCAACACGTCAGGCACCAGAAACCCCGTGAAGGGCATTGACACCACAGCCAAACCCGTGACAAGATAATCTTGTTCCTCTTTGTTGGTGGTTCTTTCCATGTTGTCTCCCAACTTAGCCCCGCGCCGTAAAAAGCGCGGGGCTTTTTTGTTTGCGTTGCTAACATCAGCGCAGGGTGGTACTCTTAGGGCGGACACAGGAGAACAAAATGACGATTAACAAATTCCGCAGCATCCTCTACGCAACCGCAAAATACAGCGGAGACTTGCAAGCCGTAACGTCAAAGCGCAAGGGGTCTATCTCGCGCCGCATCATGCGCCGCATCGCTGGATACTTCACCGCGCGCGCGCTGGGCGGGATGTTTCGGTGACAGAATTTCCCTCATATAAAACAGTTTCGACCGCAAGCCTTGTGCCGTATGCCCGTAATGCGCGGACGCACAGCCCCGCACAGGTGGACAAGATCGCCGCCAGCATCCGTGAATTTGGGTTTCTAAATCCGATCATCACGGACGGGCAGAACGGTATTGTCGCGGGCCACGGCCGCGTCATGGCGGCGCAGAAGCTAGGGCTTGAAACGCTACCCGTGATCGAGGCAAGCCACCTGAGCGAGGCGCAACGCAAGGCGTATGTGCTGGCGGACAACAGGCTGGCACTTGACGCGGGCTGGGATAATGACCTGCTGCGGATTGAGCTGCAGGACTTGGAGGCTGACGGGTTTGACCTGTCGCTAACGGGTTTTGATACTGACGAGATTGCGGCGCTTGAAATGATGGGCGAAGAATTACCGGGGGAAGGCGATAACGAGGGCAGCACGGCCAGCCTTTCGGATAAGTTCGGCATTGCGCCGTTTAGCGTCCTGAACGCACGCGAGGGCTGGTGGCAGAACCGAAAGCGGGCTTGGCTGGCTCTGGGGATTAAGTCAGAAATAGGTCGCGAAGGGCTTGCGCCGACAAGCGTTCCTAAAGATTTACCGGAAGGCCATTACCTTGCAGGGCGCGGCAACAACGAGGGTGGGTCGATCTTCGACCCTGTTCTATGCGAACTTGCCTACAGTTGGTTCAGCCCACCCGGCGGCACGGTCCTTGATCCGTTCGCGGGCGGCTCGGTGCGAGGCATTGTGGCATCACGTCTTGGGCGGCAATACATCGGCGTGGAGTTGCGCGAGGAACAGGTGCAGGCTAACCGGGCGCAGGGCGACGACCTATGCCATGATCTGCCGCCGGTTTGGATCACGGGCGACAGCCGCAGTATTGACCGGCTATGCGCGGACGTGGAGGCGGACTTTGTTTTCAGTTGCCCGCCCTACGCCGACCTTGAGGTTTACAGCGATGATCCTAAAGACCTGTCCACGCTGAAATACGAGGAATTTCGTCCGGCCTATTTCGAGATCATAGCCAAGGCTTGCAGCCGGTTAAAGCAAGACCGTTTTGCCTGCTTCGTGGTGGGCGATGTGCGCGACAAGAAAGGCAACTATTACAACTTCGTCGGGGATACCGTCGAGGCATTTCGCGCCGCCGGGTTGCACTATTACAACGAGGCAATTCTTGTCACGTCAGTCGGTTCGCTGCCGATCAGGGTCGGTCGTCAATTCGCCTCAGGCCGCAAGCTGGGCAAGACGCACCAGAACGTGCTGGTGTTTGTCAAGGGTAACGGAAAAAAAGCAACGCAGGCTTGCGGCGCGGTCGAGGTTCACATACCTGAGCCTGAAACAGAAAACAGCGATCTGGGTGAAGAATTGTGACACCGCCTGTCGTCACGGTCCACAGCGGAATTCACGTTGTTAGGGACGATCTATTCCCCGGCGGCACCAAGGCCCGCTTTTTGCCTGCGTTGTTCGAGAATGCGGACGAGGTTGTTTACGCCTCGCCATGCGAGGGTGGCGCGCAGACGGCACTGGCGCACACAGCGGCGGCGCTAGGCAAGCGGGCGACGATCTTCGTGGCAAAGAGGGCCAAGCCACACGCAAGGGCACTAGAGGCGAAGCGGGTCGGCGCGAAGGTGATGCAGGTATCACCGGGCTATCTGACAGTGGTGCAGGCCCGCGCGCGGGAATACTGCAGCCGGACCGGCGCAAGGCTGGCACCGTTCGGAGTTAACATGCCCGAGGCAATTGAAAAGATCGCGGAGGCCGCTCGATCAACGGGCCTGCAACCGGACGAGGTTTGGTGCGCAAGCGGATCGGGCGTCCTAGCGCGGGCCTTGGCAAAGGCTTGGCCCGATGCCCGGCGGCACGTTGTGGAGGTCGGGCGCACGCTGTCATTGGCAGATGTCCTAGGGGCGACGATCCACAAGGCAGGGATGCCTTTTTCTAAGGCGCTGAAAGACCCACCGCCATTCCCAAGCGATCCGCACTATGACGCGAAGGCTTGGAAAATATGCAAAGCCCGACACGGTGCCGGGATTGTGCTATTCTGGAATGTGACGGGGCCAGCTATTGCCTAAGCGTTACAAATATGGGCGCTGTTGCCATGGGAATTGACCGCATAGACCATAGTGCGCTTGTCGCCATAGGTCGCCCCATATGCCTTGGCCTCGTCCATCGTCGCGCAATCCTTGCGGGTGCGGGTTGTGGGGGTTCTGCCGCGAACCGCTACAAAATGCGTGGCGGTATTGAGGCAGAAGGTTTCGTGTGGGTTGGTCATTTGGTTTCGCTTTCAATCTGCGCGCAGGCAAGCGCGACGGTTAGGGGGACGGGCTTGCGGCCCAAGGCGTATGCGGTGCCGCTGTTCGGGGCAATCCCGATCCGGCGGCAGAGTTCGCCCCGGCTGATGCCGAGGCGCTGGTGAAGGGCGATGCGCGCTGCCTGTCCATCGCCGCCGCGTCGATCGTGGCCAAGGTCGCGCGCGATGCAATCATGGCCGATCTGGCCCGCGATTTCCCCGGCTATGGCTGGGAGGCGAACGCCGGATATCCGACACGCGCACATGTCGCCGCCCTCAACGCCTTGGGTGTCAGCCCACACCATAGACGTTCCTTTGCTCCAGTGCGCAAGATATTGTGTGAGGAAACTTAAATAACCCCCTGATTCAAAAAGGAATTGACGGCGAATCAGCTTTGACTCATGGTGTGCCGACAGACGCGGAGAACCGCGCGGGACATGAGGCAGACATGACAGCGAAGACAACACTGCGCGGGGCCGCAAGCCTGCCGCTTGACCAGATCCTGCCCGGCGATTGCATCGAGGTGATGCGCGCGCTGCCAGAGGCCTCGA